TGAAGGAAGAAGCTGAGCGTTATCGGGCGTGGAAGAAGGAAGGCAAGGCAGGTGGGACTGATGATGCTGCGACTCGTGCGTCTCAAATCTTGTCAGGTGATGAAATGTCGCCCGACACGGTGATCACAATGTCGGCTTGGTTTGCCCGCCACGAAGTTGACAAAAAGGGCAAGGGATTTTCACAAGGCGAGGAAGGTTATCCCAGCAAAGGTCGCGTGGCATGGGCCGCTTGGGGCGGTGATGCCGGTAAGTCATGGAGTGATTCCAAGGCTAATGCAATTAAAAATGCACGCGAACGAAAATATGATTCAATGGAAGAACAAATTGATGATGAGGAGAGCATGAATCGTGCTGAGCCTGATGCACTCAAAGTTGGTGATTTTGTTAGCTGGAGTTCTTCTGGCGGCACTGCTCGCGGACGCATTGTTCGTATTGAGCGTGACGGGACGATTAACGTTCCTGATTCATCTTTCACTATTACCGGCACTGCAGAGGACCCTGCTGCGTTAATCACCTTGTACCGTGATGGCGAGGCCACTGATCGTCAAGTCGGCCACAAATTCAGCACTTTGACAAAGATTGCAGCGATTCGCATGTATGAAAATGCAAAACTTGTACGTGCGCATAGCACTGAGTTTTACGCTGAGGATGATCGCACTCTTGAGTTTCCTTTTGCTTCTGAAGAGCCTGTTGAGCGTTACTTTGGCAGTGAAGTCTTGATGATGTCAGAAGATGCGATGGATCTGTCGCGCTTGAATGACGGTGCTCCACTTCTTTATCAGCATGATGCTGACAAAATTGTTGGTGTTGTCGAACGTGCTTATATCAAGGACAAACGTGGATATGCAAAAGTAAAACTTGCTAACAATGAACTTGGCCGCGAGATGCAAGATCTCATCAAAGATCGCATTATTCGCAACGTAAGTTTTGGTTATAAAATTAACGATATGGAGGAAGATCGCACTACGTCTCCAACAACGTATCGCGCTACTTCCTACCAACCTTTTGAAATTTCGCTGGTGACCGTGCCAGCGGATCAAACTGTTGGCATTGGTCGCAGTTTCACTCACAATGAGACTGTATCTACGGCCTCACCCGTAAACACCACATCTTCTCCTGTCATGGAAGAACAAACTCCAAATCTGGAGCTTCTTCGTGCTGAGGCCGCTGAGGCCAAGGCTAAGGAAGCTGCCGAAATGCTTGCCCTTGGTAAGCGCACCAACAATGTTGAGCTGGCACAAGAGTTCGTCATGAATTCACGCGGGCTTGACGAACTTCGTTCTGCTCTTATTGATCAAATGGGCTCTGAAAACAAGCCGGTGGACAACACCGCTGCCGAGATCGGGCTGTCCGAAAAGGAAGCTCGCTCTTTCTCTTGGGTACGCGCCATCAGCTACCTGGCAAACCCTGCTGACCGCGCTGCACGCGAGGCCGCTGGTTTTGAAATCGAAGCTTCTGAAGCTGCTGCTGCCAAGCTTGGCCGTCAGTCTCGTGGCATCACCATTCCTCAGGAAGTGCTCACCCGCGACCTGACTGTTGGTTCCGCCGCTTCTGCCGGTAACTTGGTCGCCACTGAGCTGCAGGCTGGCTCCTTCATCGACATCCTGCGCAACTCATCTGCACTGGATCAAGCTGGTGCAACCGTGCTGACCGGCCTGACCGGCAACGTCGCTATCCCGCGTCAAAACGGTGCTGCCACTGCCTACTGGGTGGCTGAATCCGGTTCACCTACCGAGTCTCAGCAGACTGTGGATCAGGTGACCATGATGCCTCGCACCGTGGCTGCCTATAACGACTACAGCCGTCGTCTGCTGATTCAGTCCAGCATCGACGTTGAGAACATGGTTCGCCGTGATCTCGCTGCTGTCCTGGCACTCAAGATCGATTACAGCGGTCTGTATGGCACCGGCACCAACTCTGAGCCTCTGGGCCTGCTGAACACCACCGGCGTGCTGACCGAAGATTTCGCTGCTAACACTCCGACCTTTGCCGAAGTGGTTGCTCTGGAATCTGACGTGGCTGGTGCTAACGCCCTGCTCGGCACTCCTGTTTATCTGATGAACGCTGCAATGCGCGGTGCTCTGAAGACTGCCGTCAAGGATTCTGGATCCGGCATGTTCATTTACGAAGGCGGCGAAGTCAACGGCTATCGCGGTCTGGTGAGCAACCAAGTGGCAAGCAACGACCTGTGGTTCGGCAACTTTGCTGACCTGCTGATCGGCTACTTCTCCGGTCTGGATCTGACTGTTGATCCTTACACCCACAGCACCAGCATCATCAGTCCCACCTGCCTTGCCTTCCTTCTTCCACGCCCGATAACGCTCAGCTTCTTCCTTCATGCCGCCAGTTGGCTTCAAGTTGATTTCAGTGCCATTGACGTTGGCCATCAGGATTCCTCCTCGTGGATTTCAGGGTGAGCCGTTTCTTCAGGCGGCGGGTTTTGAGATTGGCCTGCCTTGTCAACTGCACTAGGGTCAGAATCCAGAACAATGCCAAGCTCATCCATTGTGGCAAGCTCATGCTGTCTCTGCCTCATGGTTTCTTCAAAATCACCGCCATGCAAAGCGATGACTTGTGACAACGTCATGATGCCACTGCGAATCAACGATTTATAGGCTTCTGCTTCTTTTTGCGGATCTACGAATTGAGCAGCAGGTGCGACCCACTTTGACTCGTAATAACGGTCGGGATCCATGTCATATCCCGACACACGCAACTCGCCAGCCATGACGGCCATATCCATCCACTTTTCGTACACCGGCTGACAAAGGCGCTCAATGATGTACTGCTGCAAAGTCCGATAATGTGCGCGAGTCTCAATCAATTCAAGACGAGACGAGCTGTAATTTGACTGTGAAAAATCGCTGCTCACTTGCGTGTAACTACATCCGACACCGGACGCGACGGCACGCAACATCTGTGCAACAAAAGGCGTAAAAGCATCATCTGGCCTTTGAGGTGAGAAGAACTGCATCTCTTCACCCGGAGCGAGACGCCGGATGCTGCCAGGAGCGAAGTCCAGCACCGACTGATCATCAAACGTGCCATCCTCAAACAGCTCCTGATCCGGTGTGCGGACAAAACCCATCATTGCCGAGCTGGCACGGGCAGCGATAATCTCTGCTTCCTCGTAACCTTTCAAGTTATTCAGCCGCATGATGGCTGATGCAAATGCCGATACACCACGGGTCTGACCAGGACGCTCGGTGCTGTAAAGATGAATGACTTGATCGGCCGGAACACGCACGCGGCGCTTCTTGGCAATATTGCCGTATGAGAACTGATAGTCGCCAGGATGATACGTCAGGAAGTGATAAGCGACAGGACGCGACCATTCGTCAATCTCAACGCCCATGCGAACACGGTTGCCGTTCTCCTCAAAGCCGGTGTAATCATCATCAAGCAGATCAGCTTCAATCACTTCAAGGCCAAATGGCACACGCGAGTCACCAAAGCGTTGATTGACAAAACGAACAAATACTTCGCCTGTTTCAATCATGCTGCGCAAGCAAAGACGCTGAATATCACTCCAGCTCAAGGTGCCACCAGCGTGACAGTTCTTGGCTTTGCCCCACTTGCGCCATTCATGCTCAATCACTCCGTTCAACCGCTCATCAAGGCGACCGCCACGAATCATGCGGACTTGTGCCTGATGTTTGATGCCTTGTCCGACTACGTTGTTCGTGACAGCACGCAGCGCAGACTTAGCAAAGTCAGAGTCCCTAACCAGTGACCGCGCCCGATTACGCAGGATGCGCAGACTGTTCTTAACTTCGGAGTCAGCACTAGTACCCTGACTGACCCAATCATTCGTCAGGCGATTGAGCGATGCACCCGCATAGTTGCGGCGTTGACGCTTGCGGCGAGTAAAAGGCCACATATCAGATAAACCTTACGCGGGTGACACCAGGGTTTCCAAGACCTTGGCGGATCTTCTCAGCACGGCGTTCCCTGTCAACTTCAGCTTTCAAGGTGTCGCGCAACTGCAGAAGTTCACTCATTTTATAGCGCTTGAGACTTCTGTTCCCAATCGTGTACTCCTGAACTACTCCGCCTTCGGCAAGGGTTCGTATTGCTGCTTCAACTTTCTCAAGGTCGATTTCAGCTCGTGAGCGATCATCGAACGCAGCAGGATCTCCTGTGTATCCCAGTGTCGCTTTGACCGTAAACTGTCCACGACCAGCCGTGTACTGTAATGATCCGTAGGTTGCAATAGCCTGCCAGGTCCACAGACCCGCGTCAAAGTTAGTCGTTGTGCTGCTGGGAACAGTGATGCGCCAGCCGTCTGACTCTGCCACGCCGACGATCGTTGCTCCTTCTGACGCGGTGTTTGTTCTTGCGTACCACGTCAGCGTATAGGTTCCACTCGTAATGTTTGTGCCAATTGAATCGGCAAACGCAGGGACATCAAAGATGACCGTGTCACCTGCATAAATAATCTCAGGAACAGAGATGGTCACCAGTTCGTCACGAATGATGCTCGTGGCCGACTAACGCGCCGACGACGAAGCGGTTGGTAGTCTGATTCTACCGGCTTTTCAGGCTTCGCGTCATCCTTCACGACCTTAGCCTTCGCAAATTGTTCAAAAATCGTGTTGCGATTAAAACGCATATAAAGGAAGTTCAAGGCAGCATAGCTGTAGACAAAGCAGTCAAGTGCTTCGTTTCGGTCGCCTGCTTTCTTTTTCCATTCACGAACAGCGAATCCTTTGACATATCGCACAACCTGTCGCTCTGACGTGAGCTGCCTGAAATACTCCTGCCCTGCTTCGGCATGAAAATGGATGTATCCGGCCCCAACTTCATTATGTTTTAAACGCCCAAACAATGTGCTCTTTATCGTGTCAACACCAACGGGATAGACCTGCGCGGAGTTTTTAAGCACTTGCCCGCGATAGTTGATGTCAACTTTGCTTGGTTTGCCGATAGCAGGTTTGTTGCGTTGTGATTGACCCTTCAGCGCAAAAACATTGTGCCTGATGCGTTCCCGCGCATACGCATAAACTTCAGACGTAAAGTGACCACCGGAGTCAATACCAATCGCATTGATCTTCACTTCCTTGCCGCTTGCTGTCGTATAAGTGCGCAAAATTACATCATCAACTTGATCCCATAATTTCTTGCCAGCAGGATCACCATAAATTTCAGCGTGTGAAATCAACCAGCATTCTTCACCTTGCGACCACGCATAAATGCCAATCGCCACGCGGTTGTCCTGCACGTCAACACCAGCCGTCACAATGCTGGCAGCGTCTGGGATTTCACCAGCGCGGTAGAACTCAGCACGTTCACGCAGGCCATCAGCGCCAAGTTTTGCGCCAACTTCTTCTTCCCACGTCTCACCGAGCACAGTGTTAACAAAGGTTTTCAGTAACGGCGCATCAGACTTCGCACGCAAAAATTCAGTCACAATCTCCTCCCAACTCTTCCAACCCAGCGGTGAATACAACGAAGAAAGGTGAAACCCAACAGTGCGCGGATCTTCAGAAGTTGACGTAGATCGCCATTCACCACGCCGCAGCATTTCGCTCTTATAATGCTCTTGTATATGCGTGCCGCATGATTCGCACACATACGCAGCAGTTTTAGGATCAGCATCACGCCATTGGATATTCTTCCACTGCAGCCACTGCATGTGATCACAATGTGGGCACGGAACAAAGAAGCGGCGCTGATCACTTGCAAGATATTCAGTTTCTATCCTGCTCATATCCTTGACAGTAGGAGTAGAAGTAAGGATGATCTTCCTGCGAGAAAATGTTGACGCCCGACGTTCAGCCAACGCGCATGGATCACCTTCTCCATCTACATCAGCAGGGAAAGCATCAACTTCATCAAGTAACACCCAACGACAAGGTGCTGAACGAAGACCAGTTGCGCTGTTTGCACCGGTTAAAAGTAAAATTCCACCCGGAAATTCTTTTGAGAACATCGTATTCCCAGAATCCCGACTTCTAGCACGCGCAAGCCCACGTCGGAACTAGAAATCCCTAGCTTCAACGAGTCTCGCGCTAAGACTGAATATTTCCGAGCTGAGATGGCTCGGCTTGATCTGGAGGAAAAAGAGGAAAAGCTATGCGATGCCGAGAAGGTTAAACGCGAGGCGTTTTCGATGGCCCGCTCTGTTCGTGATGCGGTGAACAGCATCCCTGATCGCGTGAGCAACCAGTTCGCCGCCGAGACAGATAGCGTCGTAATACATCAGGCCCTGTCAGAAGAATTGCGCAATGCATTGGAGCGATTGACGGATGCGTGATGGTGCTGCGCTATATCGTGAATCATTTCTCGCTGGCTTGCGACCTGACCCTGACTTGACGGTGTCGGAATGGGCTGATCAGTACAGGATGTTGAGCAACAAAGCATCATCAGAGCCAGGACCATGGCGAACTGATCGCACGCCGTATTTAAAAGAGATCATGGACTGCATGTCGTCCAGCAGCTCTGTGCAGAAGGTGGTGTTCATGGCTGGTGCTCAGCTCGGCAAGACGGAGGCGATCAACAACGTGGTCGGTTACATGATTGCGCACGCGCCAGGTCCCGCGATGTTTGTGCAGCCCACCATTGATATGGCGAAGCGTTTGAGTAAACAGCGGCTTGATAGTTTGATTCATGAGACTCCATGTTTAGCGGACAAAGTGGCTCCTGCTAGAAGTCGGGATTCTGGGAATACGATGTTCTCAAAAGAATTTCCGGG